GCGCTTATCTTCGGTAGCTTTGTTATATTTACAGTAGTCACAACTCACCTCTTAGAATGGCATTGAATCGTCAATGGCTTCCGCTGGGGATTCTTCTTTGGCTTCTGGCCGTGTGAGAATGTCGATCTCACCATTGAAGGCAGAGACATTCACCTCAAAGACAGTCTTCTCTTGACCGTCCTTCGCGTAGGATCGCTTCTCTAGGGTGCCGTCCACATAGACCTTGCTCCCTGCGGCGGCGAAGGCTTCGAGTCTTTCGGCTGTCCGTTCATTCCAACAGGTCACATCAACCCACATAGTTGACTTCTCTTTGTTGGAATACTTTTGGATAGCGACAGAAAACCTTGCGAATTTTTTGCCGTTAGCCGTGGTCTTGATTTCTGGTGCGCGGCCAATGTTGCCGACGAGAATAACTTTAGCGACCATGGTAGTTCTCCTTACTTGGTGATTTCTTTACGACGAGCAGCGAATGTCTGCCGAAGCTTTGCTAGTTCTGCGGCTGATACTGCGGTCGAATGTTTCTTGATTTCTTCGGCTGCATTATCGAGTGCGGCCTCATCATTGGCGAGGCTGATTGCTGTCTCCAATGCGACCACGATAGGGTTGGTAAACGTGACGTTCTGATCTTCGTCGGGATCATCGCCGGACTCAAGACCAAGTGCTTTGAGAAGCGCATACTTCACGGCGTAGGACATCGCTTTGCCGGGGCCTTTGTCCTGATCGTCAATGCCATAGCCGAATGACGGCACATCAATGCAGTCAGATGGATTGTCCACATTGGCGAAGCGGATGACCATCGTGCAGTCAGTCCGGTTGCCCGTCTGTCCATTGGTTAGCTGCACTGGATAGTAGATCACGCCAACTTCAAGAAGAGCAGGGCGAACCTTTGCGGTGACGGCATCATGGCTCACGATGCTGTAGCGCATACCCTGTTTCTTTTCCTTCTGGATATAGCTGACCTTCTGCATAGCGGCAGACAGGCGCTGATGTAGGTTAAGCTCACTCATTGTATTCCCCATATTGGTTGTCATATTCTTCGGCGGGTCCGTTCTGGACATCATCAACGATGTCATCATTGTCATTGGCGGTGCGCTCGCGCTCATCTTCTTGCTCGCCAAGCTCTAGGTCGTGCTGTTCGATAGCCGTTAGGGCATCATTGGCGCGGCGCAGAAGCACGATGTCTGGGCATCGAAGCATCACAAGCTGGGCTAGTTCTTCCAGCATATTGATTGCTTCATTGGTTTGCAGGAGCTTCGACACGGCTCACTCCTTAGCTGCACGGATCGAGACACGGCCACGGCTGTCACGCTTGGCGACAACACCATGACCATAGGCTTCACCGACATCATCGCCAACGGCTGACCGGAGATCGTCTTTGGCTTGGTCAAAGGCTTTGGCTGCGGCTTGATTGGCAATGAACCGAACGGCTGCATCCGTCCAGAGATTGTCCTTAGTCATGTCGGCAACCCGATAGCCATCGACCTTGACGGCCTCTGCCATCTTGTTGACGCGGGCCAGTTCACCGAAAGGGGTTTGTTCTGGGGCCTCGCGTTCTTTGACATGCCACCAGAATGATTGCTCCATCTGGATCAGGTTCTCGATGTAGTCATCATCGCGCTCGACTTCGCAGTAGCGAGGCTCATCATTACCGGGGATGATCGAGAAGTAGCAGGACTTGGTATTGGTCACTGCCATGTAGTGCTGTAGCTGCGGCATATAGAAGCGGGACTTCTCCCACACTGATGCGCCAGAGCGAGTGTGCTTTAGCTCTACAAATGTCTTGTGCTTCGGTAGCCAGCGGTCGAGGTGGGCATACATCCATTCATGGTCAGGATGCAGTAGCGTATCGGTGAGGATTGTGGCCTCTGTGCCTAGCATCTTGGCGAACCAATCAGCATGGAATGGTTCTGTATAGACGCCAAGCTGGACCTTGAAGACTCCGCTCAGGTCTTCTGACTGGCGGTTGCCAACCTTCTCATCATAGAGACGGACCCAATCGCCAGCCATGATTCGCATGGCATCGCTGCCACCGATACCCACGCTGCGATCAAATGGTTGCTCTGTTTCTAGGGCTGCGGCCTGTCCGGCCAGCATCACGCCGAGCATATTACCGAGACTATTCATGGCTTACCTCTCTGTTAGCCGTTGCATTATCAACATATTTGTTGCCCTCAATGGTTGTCAACCAAAAAGTTTGTAGCTAATACAAAAAAATGCGAGGTGAGAAATGAACGCAAGCGACCTGTTAATATCTTTAGGTGGCATTCGCCATTGTGCTGAAGAATGGAACGTCTCGTTCTTTAGTCTGAGGCAAGCGGCCTATCGGAATAAGCTGCCGGTAAAACTGTGGCCGAGGATTCTTGATAGCTGCAAGAAGAAAGGTGTGCCGTGGTCGGCAGAAGATTTGATGTGGCTCTGGATTCGCGGGAAGCAATGAGCTATGCTTCGGTCTGTAGGGTTCCTCTCTCTCCCTCAGCAACTGCCTCGCCCTGTCCCAGACAATAGCTCAGGGCGGGGCTTTTTTTTGAGGTGGCAATGATAACCTTTACCATCCCCGGCGAGATCAAAGGCAAGCAGCGGCCTCGTGTGACACGAACCGGCCATGTCTATACGCCTAGCCAGACCCGACAGGCTGAGGCTGACATTGCCAAGATTGCCAAGGCTGCGATGGGTTACAAGCCACCGATGGCTGAGCCTGTGTCGCTGAATATCATGGTTATAACAGAGCCGCCGCGATCCATTACCAAGGCCAAGCGTGAGCTAATGCTGGCGGGTGTTGAAAGACCAGCCAAGAAGCCGGACCTTGATAACGTGGTCAAGCTGATAAGCGATGCGCTGAATGGGATTGTCTTTGAAGATGACCGTCAGGTAGTCGAGCTATGGGTGGTCAAGCGATACGGTGAGGAAGCAAAGGCTGTAGTTTCTGTGGATTATGTTGCGAAACAATCCGCATAGTATTAGAAAAGGAATGGGCCAGCGAAGCGTCAACTTCAACTGGCCCGATACCACCGATCAGAGCGGTGGCAGATACGGATTCTATATATCCGTTCTTTGCCCTCGCTGCAACAGAGGGCTAGTCATGTCTCACAAAGCTACGCACTGGGCTTGGACGGTGAAGGATATATCTTCATCCGAGAAGCTGATTCTTTTGGCGCTGGCTGATCGCCACAATGCAGACACAGGCGATTGCTTCCCAAGCCTAGACCGTATCGCAGAAGATACTTGCACCAGCCGAGACACGGCACGGCGAGCGACCCAATCTTTAGAGCAAAAAGGATTGATCTCCCGTGTGTTAGTGGCAGATGTTCACGGTCGAACGCTGGGCTACAAGTACCATTTGCACATGGGGGATAGCATGGCGCTACCCCTAGGGTTGCAAGGTGCTACCCCCGAGGGTGGCATGGTGCTACCCAAACCTGTAAAAGAAACCGGTAAAGAAAACCATAATAGCCGCTCGACTCCGCTCGCTGGCTTTGATGATTTTTGGAAGGTGTATCCCCGCAAGGTGGCAAAGGGTTCTGCCGTTAAAGCTTGGCGGTCTGCTATTAAGAAGGCTCCACCCGATGAGATCACAAGTGCTGCCGGTAAGTACAAATGGCCGGATGACCCTAAGTTTATTCCGCACCCTGCAACATGGTTGAACGCCGAGAGATGGGCAGACGTTGAAGGAACGCCGAAGCCCTCGTTTGTTTCGACGTATAGACCACCGCCACCACCGCCACCGCCAGCCCCTGAGATGTCGCCCGAACACCGAGCCAAGATGGCCGCGAGGTTCAATGATTTGCTCGCCTCGCTTGGCAAGAGCAAGGGAATGTAATTTCGGGCCTCTAGTTTGGTGGCCTCGTTCGATTGGTCGGGAATATCATGGCCGATTAAAGGGCCGCAGAGCGCCGCTAGGTAGGCTTCGCTTGGCCGCTAGGTAGGGTGGTGCCGGACAAAAAGAAAGGCCCTTAGTAGGGCCTCTCTCTCGATCCTAGAAACTTAGCCAGAGCCACCCGAACAGGGCGAGGCATAGTAGATAGAACAGGGCCATCCCTATCAGGGGGAAGATGTCATCCTTGTGGATCATGGGGCGCAACCTCGCCAAGCTCTCTTAGAATGTTCTCTCGCTCCCCATCCGATAGGGTGCGCCGTTGAACGATAGCAGGAAAGGTGCCGTCTGGCTCTGCCTCGCTGGCCTTAGGGTATCCATCCCTGACCCGTGCCGTGATGTCATCAAAGCGCATGGATAGCAGGGCGAGGAATGAATCGGCTTCCCTCGCTTGCTTGTCAAAGAACAGACGCGCCTCGTTTTTGACGGCCTCAATATCTGACAGGAGCAGATGCTCTGTCCGGCTTTGCTCGTTAGCTAGTTGGTTAATGATCGCGTCAAGATTCCGCATGGCTTCTCTCCTTAGGCAAGCTTGATGAATGGGATGGGGAGCCATCCATGGCGGCGGGTTAGCTTTCGACCGTCCAATGAATAGTAGAGCATGAGAGCAAGGCCGAATCGCCGCGCCCCGTCATAGCAAGGCTCAATCTTTAGGCCGAATCGCTTTGAACCTATATTCAGGTATTGTTGGCTTGCGTCTTTATAGACTTTGAACATGGCTAGCCCTCTCTCTTATTCATCGCCATAAGCGCACGGGATGGGCTGATAGGTATGGTCGCACAATAGGCTGTCATCTTCCCAATTTACGTCAACGCCGACAACCCGCCACCCGTCTCTCATATCATTGGCTACGCTTTCGATCACGAGCCGCACGTTTTCTTTGACGGCCTCAAAAGATAGCGCCGCGCCATCGTTTGTGATGAAGTAGAGGGGATATCCCCCCGGCCAAGCGTATCGGCCATTTCGCATTGCGGCACGGAAATCCGATAGGGTTTTGATGTTCA